CTTTAGCTCCCATAATTAAGCTAGCTTTTTGTAACTTATACTGGAATTGTTCAAAGTTAAAAATTGTAACATCCTCGGGCCAAACTCCTGCTGAGGAAGCAATGAACACAATCTTATCTGTTATTTTATTTTGTAGTTGAAATGCAAGTCTAAATTGAGATATAACATTTACTTTATAGTTATTTAGAAAAAAGTTATAAAGATTAGGATCTGTGACATCATTAAGTTCTTGCACTCTTATTTCAGGTCTTTGTTTAACCATCTTTTGTCGCCACGGAGAGTGTGCAAATTTACCGTATAAATAATTATGCTCGTTCGGAAAACTATAAGTGCCTGCGCACAGTATAATAGTTTCAAATGATATTAAATTGCTTTGTATAGCTCGTGCAAATTTATCAACTGATGAACCACTATTTAAATCTAATACTTTACGAGTTGTACCTAATATATTATGAGACTTATGGTAATACTCTTTAAACACACTACCTAAGCTACCATTTACACCCGTTATAAGCATATTACTTTGGTTAGGTTGCATAAATTTTAATCATCTATCTCCACTGCTCGCATTCTAGCTACTAATCTATCTGCACGTTTAGTTACCTGACGGTACCAGTTTGAATCAACCATTTCGTCTGCGGCCGCATTCCAATCTCTAGTATCAACTCCACGTTTCATGCCTTTAAACTTGCGAAGTCTTGGTCGTCCCATATTAAACATCATGTTTGCGATTATTCTTTGAACTTCTTCTGGGAGTTCATCAAAGTCAGGATATAGGATGTTGCAGTCTGAGATGACTGTTTGGATGTCGTTGTCAAAGGCTTCATTGCATCTATCTTCTGAGACAGGCGTTCCAACTGGTTGTCCATGTTCTGGATCACTATGAGTAACCAAATGACCAATACCAAAAGTAGGCAAGCCGAGATGGTCGAGGTATATTTCATTAACTGAGCCTTCGTCATAAGCAATTTCCTCTCTTAATTTTTCAATATTCATATTTATCTCCTTTTATAATCATTTAATTTTAAAGTCATTTTTTATTCTTTTTATTAACCATTTAGCTATTAATTTTTGACCATTTACAGATATGTTATTAGGTAAGTTTAGGTATCTTCTATTTGCATTTGCTATTAAATGCATATCGTCATATACATTTCCAGCACTTAAAGAGACCCATGGTGGTATATTAGCAGGGATTGATAGATAAATTGTTTTTATGTTTTTAGTTTTTAACCATAAATCAATCTGTGATAATATTCCCGCTTGTCTATTTTGTGCAGATTCAGCATTGTATAGGTATTTTTTATATAAGTTAACTAAGGTAATAAATTCTTCTTTTGATTTAAACTGGTTAGAGAAATCTTTATGCTTTTCAAATTTACGATTCTTTTGTATACCTGTATAGTCAAACATGTCTTCAACTCTAGTGCTAATACTATGACAATTAAAGTCTATAGCACAAGTAGGTAGATAAATAAATTTGAAATTACTAATAGTAACTATTGCAAGATCTAAATTTTTTTTACATTTTTTTAACTCACGTAGTACTCTTTCCAAACTACCTTGAGGCACTGCTCTGTTATATTGCTCTGCCTTAAAATATTTACAAACTATATCATTCCATGAGATCAATAGCTCATTTGTATCAGCACAAGGATAAGAATAACCAGACCATGCTGCTTCTGATGCTCCAAAAACTCCTATCTTCATTGGAGGAAGGCGGGGGATTCGAACCCTCCGAGACCCATAAGGTCTACCAAATTATTATTTAGCCCGTTCAACCACTCCGGCAACCTTCCAAGCCTTTTCATCAATCTTCTAATACAGCACATATTTTTTTAGCTATTTTCTTAAAATCTTTTTCTACTAAACCTCTAGTAGTTTCAGCTGCAGTGCCAATCCTAATACCTGATGTTTCAACAAAATTACGCGGGTCATTTGGTATACCATTTTTATTAACAGTAATACCATACTCTTCAAGCAAATCAGCTGCTTGTCTACCACTATATTTACTATTACTTAGATCCATCAGTATTATATGACTGTCTGTGCCGCCTGTTTGTACAGGAAAACCATGCGACTCAAATACCTCACACATTACCTTGGCGTTTTTAACAACTTGCTGTGAATATACCTCAAAACTAGGTTCTAGTGCCTCACTATAGCATTGTGCTTTTGCAGCTATAATATTCATAAGTGGTCCACCTTGTGTGCCTGGAAATATTGCACTATTAATGCGTTTTGTATATTTAGGGTCGTCCCATAAGATCATACCACCTCTAGGACCACGTAGTGTTTTATGTGTTGTTGAAGTTACGACATCAGCATAACCAAACGGGCTATGATATATATTACCAGCAATCAATCCTGAATAGTGAGCCATATCAACTAGTAGTATTGCGCCTACACTGTCAGCAATTTGTCTAAATGCATTCCAGTCTATTTGTCTTGGATATGCACTTGCTCCTGCAACAATTAGCTTAGGCATATTAAGTTTTGCAATACCTTCTATTTTATTATAGTCAAGAAATCCATTGTCATCAACGCCATAAGTTACTGCATTGTAAAATTTACCACTGAGTGTAGGAGGAGCGCCATGAGATAAATGACCTCCACTAGCTAAATCCATGCCCATTAGTGTATCACCAGGTTTTAAAAATGCTTGATAAACAGCAGTGTTTGCGTTAACACCGCTGTGTGGTTGCACGTTTGCGTAATCACACCCATAAAGTTGGCACACCTTATCTATTGCAAGTTGCTCAATCTCATCCATGTGTTTGCAGCCATTATAATACCGTTTACCTGGGTATCCTTCAGCATATTTATTAGTAAACACACTACCACATAAAGCCATTACTGCCTCACTAGCAAAGTTTTCACTAGCAATTAACTCTACTGTTTCCTTTTGTCTTTTCATTTCGCTTGATAGTAAAAAAACTATTTCATCATTTATGTATATTTTTTCTTCTCCCAGGTATTGTTTCTATAAAAATCTTCTCTAGTATCTGGTGAAACCATCATTTTTGCTCTTTGAGCATTATGTTTTTGTTCTTGTTGTCCAGTTAATAAATTTATATCAGCTGTCCATTCTTCTCTCTTAACAGGAATTATTTGAACAAAAGGACTACCCGCAGGTATATTAATTTGAGTTCCAACAGTTAGAGCTGGCATTATAAATGGAAAATTTACAACACCTTCATAAATATCTGAATCAACCCACCCACAAATAGGTATATAGCTAAGTTCAAATTGATTCATAGGAGGAACAAATAGTAATGAATATCCAGGAGGTGTTTTTATTCTCCAAGGAGATATGTATTTTAGTATTTTAAAATCCTCAAAAGGAGAACCTTTTACTTGTGGTTTTGGGTGTGTTTCAATTGGGTTAAAATATAGAGTATCTTCTTTATGCTTATCATCTAAATATATGAGTTTAACTTCATTTTGCTCGTTGAGAGTTATCTGCATATCTATATGAGTTAATAAGGTATAACCAGCACCCATAGCATCTAAGAAAGGAATACATTTTTTTACCGTTTCTAGTTTTTTCCCAAACTCATCTTTTTCGCCACCTGTAGAGTACGGACCCATTTTCTTAAACCAATGTGGTATAATTTTTCTAGATGGTTGAGGGGGAATCATTAATTGGTTTGGAAAAGGCTTTACTAATTCAAACTTTAGTTCCTGTTTCATTATACACCTTTTTTATGTTTTTGACTTTTTGGAGGCGACTTTTTAGATCCTGCAGGTCCTGCCCAATAGACTTTGTCAGCCCAGTAAGCTGCCGACATATTTCCTTTAGCGATATTTTTGGCATGTCTTGCTTTAAAACTTTTTCGTGCTTCTGGAGAGTAGTTATGCCCCATCGAAGAGTCTCCAAAGTGTATGAGTTTAATATTATCGCCTTTTTTTGCCAACACCATACCTTTTTTTCCTGCACGATTTGATCGTCTTGGTTTATTGAATCCATCGAATGTTGTTCCTCTATAATTAATTTTCCCTGACGGTGTTCTTTTCACTCCTGGATATTTACTCATTTTTATATCTCGATTCTATGTCACATACTACTTTCCAAATATTTGGGTGTAGTTGTGGATATTTTTGTTGATTATTTAATGCACTAATTATAAAAGATTTTTCCTTGTCAGTCAAAGGTTTACTTTCGAAAAATCTTTTAAGGTTTGTTTTGATTCTTCTCATCATCGCTCTCCGAAGGTAAATCGTAAATAAAAGGATCTTGACTATGAAGTTTTCTCAATTTCCATTTGAACTTTATATGATCAATAAAGTCAAGTAACCAATTTATCAAACTCTAATCTCCTATTCTTTAGTAGTGGGAGATATGGCACAGCTGACTTTTCAAAGATTTGTGGCTCTCCATCGTGAACAGTGATAAGTACTGCAACATCTCTAATTCCTGTACCATACATTTCATTATGTGCAACTGCATAAGCACAACATTGAATAAAATAATCTTTAATTTGCGATTCGTACTTTTTCTTCTTTGACGTTTTAAAATCTATAATAGTAGGTTTTCCCTTCCAGATTCCTACCATATCAGTTCTACCAGCATAACGATATTTTTTGCTCCATAAAACTTGTTCTTGTCCCCAAACTTCGTCAACACCTGATTCGCCTATTCGTATCAAGTCTTTTGTCATCTGTATTACATCCCTTGGCGCTTGTGAAAGTGCTGAATGTATAGCTTCTCCATTGAAGTGTTTTTCAGCAAATTCATGTACTGCTGTTCCTCTGTCTGTTGCTTCTTTAGAAACACGGGCGGCTTCTTCTTCACCAACTTTTTCTTTCCATTTTTGTAACCAAACATTGTTAGCTGTCTTACCTAAGATAGTAGTGATGGAAGGATAAGATCCATCAGGTGTATGATATGTT